CCAGTTATGACGTGCGTGCTTGTCCCATTGTTAGTAGCGGAGCCGTTGCTACCAGATGCGGCTCCGCTGCTGATTGTCACTGACTCATATCCGTAGGCCATTATTCCTCCTAGCTATCTATTGCTGGAAGCACGTATCCACTGGCGGTATCAGTTGCCGTTCCAAGATTGTCAAATTGCCTGACGCCGTCGGCATCTATCAGCACTTCACCAGAGGTGTCGGCATGGCCGATTCGGTTATGTGCAATAATTCCAGAGTTATCTGTGGTATCAGAGTCGATCAGCAGATCACCAGCAGTATTAAGCCTGTAAATGTAATTGCGCAATATTCTGCAATTCGTCACGTCTTTACCTGTAGCTACTGAGATAACAGCTTCACTGTTAGCAACACCTAAGCTGATATCGTTGTCATTAAAGACAACTGCATCAATGTCACCGCCAATATCAAGGATGCCATTATTACCAGTATCAGGTGAAATGACTACGTTGTTAGTGAAAGTGAATCTGTCGCATTCATTGTCTGTCGTAGTTCCAACTACTAAGTCAACAAAGTTCATATTTGTTGCAGCGTCTACAAACCTACATTGGTTGATGGTGAATCCAGCAGCGCTCAGGTCGAATACTTGAGTAATATCTGCGTAGTTCATGCTAAAAATACAGTTGTGAATTTGCACATCTGCAGCCGTTACATCCATGTCGACTGTTGCAGCGGTATCAAGCGTAAAGGTTGGTCGGGAATTTCCGACACCCATTCCGATTACTGTTACGCCAGCTATATCAAAAGTTACAGCTGCTGCTGCAGAAAATGTTTCTGCATGTCCCGGATGAACTAATATGACATCGCCGTTGTTGGCAGTGCATTTACCTATTGCTCCGTCTAACGTAGCTAGTGGTTGCTTGGGATTAGTTCCGGCGTTGTCATCATCTGCAGTAGTTGCCCCGCTGTCTACATGGTAGACATTACCCATTGTGAGTAATGGGCTACCAACGCCAGCAAAGCCTTCTACGGGAATTCCACGAGATAGTAAACCTGTTGGGTAATTTGTAGGCATTCCAGTTCCTCCTTATAGGAACCAGCAAGAGGGAGAAGAGAGAAAACTCCCTCTTGCCAGTCTGCCGTTATTTTTTATTAACTAGGATTGTTACCGTAGATGAATCTCCAGTCGGTCCAGCCGATACCGTATCTCATGTACC